AGTCAATGTTTAAGAGGGGGGGGGTAAAGCCTTAGTTATGAGAAAGAAAACCGATACAGAGAAACAAATGCAAGGCACGTTAAGAAAGGATCGCTCACAAGGCAAGGAGCAGCTGCCTTACTTGGATAAGGTGCCCTCGCCCGGTAAGCATCTCAACGTCTCCATGACGCCCCGTGCCCGGAAGCTATACGAGCATTTTGGCGCTAAGCTGGTGCAGACCGGCCGGCTCACTGAGCTGGATCTCGGGTATCTGGTAAACCTGGCAAACGCCTGGGACAAATACATCTGGGCGGAGCAGGAGATGGCCCGCAAAAATGCGGAGGCGCCCGGCGCCGGTTATATCCAAACCTTTAAGTCCGGCGCGACCAACATCACCACCGAGTTTAGCATCGCTAAGGAGGCGCAGGACCAGATTATGAAAATCTCAAAGCAGTTTGGGATGGGCTTTAAAGACCGCCACAGCATTAGCTCCTACCTTTCCGATACGGACCCAAATCAGCCTACCATTTTTGATGTCTTGGACGGCGATGGCCGGGATGGAAAAGAGAGAGAACTTAAAATCGTAGGGCAGAATGGCAAGCGCTAAACTACATCCGGCCGAGGCCTACATTAAGGGCGTAACGGACGGCTCCATTCCGGCCTGCTACTACGTGCGCCAGGCCTACCAGCGCCACCTGGACGACCTAGAGCGCTGCCAGGACTTGGGCCTCGTGTTTAATCCCAACTACGCCCAAAAGGTCATTCGCTTTTTTAGCGCCCTTAAGCACTACAAGGGCACCTTTGCCGGCCAGCCCATCCACCTGGAACCGTGGCAGCAGGCCATTATCTGGGTGGTGTATGGCTGGCGCATCGGAGAGGCCGACGGCCCCCGCCGCTTCCGGCAGGTCTATCTGGAGATACCCAAAAAGAACGGGAAGACCACCATGCTGGGCGGCATCGGGACTTACCACTTTGCTTTCGATGGTGAGAGCGGGGCAGAAGTCTACACGGCTGCCACCAAACGCGACCAGGCAAAGCTCTGCTTCAACGATATAAAAGCCTTCGTGGATAGCAATGCCGACCTCCGCCGCGAGTTCGGCGTGCACACCAACCGCATATTCTGGGATCGCAACAAATCCTTCATCGTCCCGCTCTCGAAAGAAACGAACACCGCCGACGGCTTCAACCCCTCCGCCGCCATCGTCGATGAGCTGCACCGCCACAGCGATAGCAGCATGGTGGACCTGCTGGCCAACTCGATGGGCACCCGCCGCCAGGGCATTACCTGGGAAATCACCACCGCGGGCACCGATAAGCAGAGCGTTTGCTATAAGCACCGCCAGTACACTATCGACGTAAACGGCGGCCGCTTCCAGGATGACAGCTGGTGGGGTCTGATCTACACCCTTGACGATGGCGACGACTGGCGCGAGCCGGAGAGCTGGCAAAAGGCCAATCCTAACCTGGGCACCGGGAAGTCTAAGCGCGACCTGGCTGACCTGGTGAACAAAGCGAAGAACGACCCCACGCAGGAGAACGCTGTTAAGCGCTACCACTTCAACCTTTGGACGGGCACGGACGAGCGCTGGATCAGCGAGGAACATTGGGAAGCCGGCGTGCCGGAGACGGCCATCACCGAAAAGCAGCTCCAGGCCCCGGAACTGGTCGTCTACGGCGGCCTTGACCTGGCCGCCACCTCCGACTTTAACGCCCTGGCGCTTACTTTCTTTAACCCGCTGGACGGCTGGCTGCATCAGAAGTACTACTTCTGGGTGCCCGGCGAGGCGCTGGATAAGCGCGTCGAGCGCTACAACATGGACTTCCGGCAATGGGTCACCGCCGGCTACCTCCGAGAGTTGCCGGGCAACGTAATAGACCAGGACCAGCTCGCCACCGAGATCGCTGAAATCTGCGCCCACTACCGCGTCTCCAGCCTGGCTTACGACCGCTACCTGGCCTTCAATGGCATCGTGCAGCGGCTCATCGCCGGCGGCATTAAGACCACCGAGCAGCAGCAGGGCATGATCCATATGAGCTATCCCACTAAGGAGCTGGAGCGCCTGCTGCTCTCCGGAAAAATGACCCACGAAAACAACCCCGTCATGTCCTGGATGATGGGCAACGTAATGCTTTACCGGGACGCCAACGACAATATCAAAATCCAAAAAGCCCGCTCTACCGAGAAGGTGGACGGCCCCGTGGCCGCGGTGATGAGCATCGCGGAGTACCTGGCGGAAAACGCCGAAACACAAACCGAAAGCCCGTACAACGACACCGGCTTCTTTTAAACCCAGACCCCATGATTTTAGAAATGTCCCTCACCGTATTCGTCTCGCAGTTGATATTTATCGGCTGCCGCACTTGGAACGTCCGTGCCGTTGCGGATCGCAACCTCCCGCAAGTGCTGCTCTCCGGCGGCATCGTGCATCTCTCCTGGTTGGCCTCCCTCACCGTGGGCGCCATGTCCATGCAGCAGTTGCTGACCGATTGGAACTGGGCTTATTTGCCCGTTATCCTCTGCAGCCTGGCCGGCGGCCTGATTGGCTCCTGGCTAGGCTTAAAAGAAAAGCTGAAAAATAAAACTAAAAATAAATAGCCATGCCTAAGATTGATCCAAGTATTGCAAAATTGTCTAAAAAAGAAAAACTTGATGAAAAACTTAAAAATTTGGAAATTGCCTACAAAGAGCAAGAAATTTCAAAGTGGAAAGACCAAGAGCAGGAACATTCTGCAGAACAAATAAAAGTAGACAAAGTATTGGCGCTTCAAAAAGTGTTGGAAAGTGTAAACTTCGACTATGATGGAACACCATTTCAAAGCGAACCCAAGTTTAAAAATGTTTTTACAGAGCAAGAAGAAAATAAACTAAAAACAAAATTGCTAGAAATTGTAAAATCATTTTAACCATGCCCCACCGCCTCCGCTTTCACCGCCGCCGCGGCTTCCGCCTGCCAGGCAAGGCCCTTCGGGTGGCGCGCCCCTCCCGCTTTGGCAATCCCTTTCTGGTGGCCCAGATGCCTGGTAAAAGCTGGTATCTCGTCTTTCTTCCCGACAGCTACGAAGGCAGCCTGGAGCAGCGCATCCTGCGCAGCCGCCAGCAAACCCACCTCACCCAGAGGAAGGCCCACGCCGTGGCGGTAGACTGCTTCCGCGAGCTCTTGGATCAACGGCCCCTGCCGGCGCGAGACTTAGAAAAGCTCCGCGGCAAGGACCTGGCTTGCTACTGTCCGCTCGACCTGCCCTGCCATGCCGACGTCCTCCTAAAATTAGCTAACCGTTAAAACGCCCCGCCATGCCTCACATCCCGCTTAACTATAACCAAATCATCCAGCTTAACCAGGCGCACGAGTTTGACCTGGCCTTCTACCGCCTCATCGCCGCCGGCCTCACCCACGAGCAGGCCTACGAGGAGCTGGAAGCGCAGTACCTGCAAGTCTTTAAGCAGCGCCGTTATGCCAACTTCGAGAGCTACCGGGTGGCGCGGATTAGGAGGCGCGAAAAACTAAGCTCATGATCGTAGGCCAGTACATTATCTCCCGCCAGTTTGACCAGCCCGAAGACCCCGAAAACGAAAAAGGCCACGTGCTCCTGCGCGAGCTGAAAGAAAACGATCAGCCCGGCGCCCTCGTAAAGCGCTACCGCTTTATTAGCTATAAGGATCAGGTAAAAACTTACATCAAAGTAATGAACCGCGCTACCGATCTTAGCCACCATAGACTCGCTAAAATTAAGCTACCTGACGAACAACCTTAAACAACCTTAAACAACCTTGCGCAACCGTAACATTGTTACCCCTCAATACCTGAAAAGCGGCTGTAATATAGCCGCATGGAATTGACCCTCCGCCTTTCGCTCAGCCCTAAAAACCGCTCCCACACCGGCGCGCAGCCGCCCGAGCAGCGGGCCTCTACTACCTGGGCCAATCCCGCCGAATGGCTCAAGCGCCACCTGGGCATCGGCTCGGATGCCAACGTCCTCGGCCCCTACGGCACCACCAGCGCCCTGCGGCTCTCCTACGTCTATTCCTGCGTCCGCAAAATTAGCGAGAGCCTGGGCAGCCTGCCCGTTTACCTCTACCGCCAGAATGCGGATGGCAGCCGCGAGCTGGTCAAAAACGACCTTTACGACCTCGTGCACCACCGGCCGCATCCGGCCATGAGCTCTACTATCTTTTACGAGACCCTCCAGGGCCAGGCCCTCACCGCCGGCAATGGCTACGCCTACATCATTCGCGAGGCCCTCACCGGCCGGCCCCAGCGCCTCCAGTATCTCGAGAGCCAGGACGTCACCGTCAGCGTGGTGCAGGGCATCCCTTACTACCACGTGGAAGGCATCGCCCAGGCCATCCCCCATTACGACATGCTCCACATCCGGGCGTTTGGCACCGAGATGGAAGAGGGCATTTCGCCTATTGCCCAGCACCGCCTCACCGTTGAGCAGGGCCTGCACGCGCAGACGCGCAATGCGAAGTACTATAAAAATGGCGGCCCGGTGAAAGGCTACTTATCTATTCCCGGTCCCTTGGATGCCGATCGGGTCAGAGAATTATCTAGGCAATGGGATGATAACTACGGCGGCGACAATGCCTTTAAGACACCTGTTGTCCATGGCGGCGGCGAGTTTAAGCCCTTTTCCCTATCCCAGCGCGATGCGCAGTTTATCGAGACCATGAAGCTCACCCGGGCGGATATATGCGGCATCTTTAACGTGAACCCCTCCATGATCGGAGACAATGAGAATGCCAATTTCAGCGTAATGGAGCAGATGCACATTCAGTTCGTAACCGACACCCTCCGCCCTTGGATTAAAAAGTACGAGCAGGAGCTCAATTATAAGCTCCTCACTTCCCGCCAGCGCAGCACCGGCCTCTTTTTCGAGTTTAACCTAAACGCCCTCCTCCGTGGCGATACCAACACCCGCAAAGAATACTACGCCAGCATGATGGAGCGCGGCGTGCTCTCGCCCAACGAAGTGCGTACCCTCGAAGGCTTTAATCCCCGCGAAGGGGGCGACCGCTACTTTACCCAGGTAAACACCCAAACGCAGGAGCAGACGCGCCTGGCTGAGGAAAAAACCAAGGCCGAAATTGATAATTTGAGCGCCAACTAAATACTTATAATTATGTCACAAAAAGTTGGAACACACGAAATCGAGCGCCGCTACGTCGCGGCCCCCGTCCGCAAAGAAGTCCGCCAGGAAGGCGAGGAAACGGAAATTTACATTTCCGGCATTGCCGCTAAGGTGAACGAAACCACCTCGCTCGGCTTCATGCGCGAGCGCATCGCCCCCGGTGCCTTCGATGAAGTGCTGAACAGCCCCGACCTCGATTGCCGGGCGCTCTTTAATCACGATGCCAATCTCATCCTCGCCCGCCGCAGCAGCGTAGCCCAGAGCCTCGAGCTCTCCCTCACCGAGGAGGGCCACCTCGCCTACCGCTTTAAAGTGCCCTCCCGCAGCTACGCCCGCGACCTCGCCGATGCCATCCAGGCCGGCGACGTCACCCAGAGCAGCTTCGCCTTCCGCGTCGATAGCGTCACCTGGGATTGGGACGACGAAGACCCCTCGCAGGACCTGCGCACCATCAACAGCATCAGCGAGCTCCTCGACGTCTCCCCCGTCACCTACCCCGCCTACCAAAACACCACCAGCGAGGCCTCGCCCGCGGAACGCCAGCATCAGGAGGCGCGCAGTCAGTTTGGGCCTTCGGCCAAAAGTGGTTCCGGCCGCGGGCAAGAATCCTCTTCACATCAAAGTCTTATAGACGAGTACGATGCTCGCTATATGTTAAATCGTAATAATCAAAATCGCTAATTATGAACTTAGCAGAACTTAAACAAGAGCGGGCATCGAAAGTCGATGCCCAGAAGAAACTGCTCGACGGGCGCAGCGCCGAAAGCCGCTCCTTCACGGAGGCGGAGACCAAGCAGTTCAACGATCTCGACGAAGAGATCCGCAACCTCGATGGCCGCATTGAGCAGGCCGAGCGCGAAGAGCAGGCCGCCCAGCGGGCCGCCGAGCAGCAGCGCGCCCAGCAGCAGCAGGACCGCAGCCACGCCCGGCAGCAGAAGGAGCAGCGCGAGCTGAACTCTTACAGCCTGCACAAGGCCGTGAACGCCCAGCTGGAAGGCCGCAACCAGGATGGCCTGGAAGCCGAGCTGCACCAGGAGGCGCAGAAGGAGGCCCGCGAAAACGGCCAAAGCATCGAAGGCGTAGGCATTCCCCGCGCCATGGCCGTCCGCATGATCAAAGGCCCCCAGGCTGAGAAGCGGGACATGACCGCCGGCACCAATGCGGATGGCGGCTTTATGGTCCCCACTGAGGTAGAGGACACCGTAATAGGCGCTCTCCGCCCCCGCCTCGTCACCGCCCAAATGGGCGCCGAAATCATGGGCAACCTGGAAGGCGACATCTCCATGCCGCGGACCTCTGGTGTGACCGTAAGCGCAAAAGCCGAAACCGGCGATGCCGACGACGGCCAGCCTACCATCGACGAGGTAACGCTCTCGCCTAAGCGCGTGACCGCCTTCGCCGACCTCTCCCGGCAGCTGGTGCGCCAGAGCAGCCCCGACGTAGAAGCGCTAATCCGCAACGACTTCTTTGACGCCGTGGCTAATGCTATCGACAAATATGCCCTAGTAGGCGGTGGCGCCAATGAGCCCGTAGGTGTGTTGAGCGATAGCAACATCAACATCGTCTACGCTGGCGGTGCCACTTCCAGCGGCACCAATGCGAACGGCGCCGCACCCACCCGCGCTGACCTGGTAAACCTCGAGAAGGCCGTGGCCCTCGAGAATGCCGACCTCGGTCGCCTGGGCTATGTGACCAACGCTAAGGTCCGGGCCTTCCTGAAGAACTTGGAAGTCTCTTCCGGCTCCGGCCGCTTTGCATGGGATGGGGCCAATAGCGAGGTGATGGGCTATCCGGCCATGACCACCTCCAATGTGCCTTCCAACTTGAGCAAAGGCAACAGCAACGACCTGAGCGCGATCATCTTTGGCAACTTCCGCGACCTGCTCATCGGGCAGTGGGGCGGCCTGGACCTGATCGTCAATCCTTACACCAAGGCCAAAAAGGGCACCATCGAAATGATCGTGCACCAGTACGTGGACGTGGCCCTGCGCCACTCCAAGTCCTTCGCCGCGGTGAAAGACGCCGACGCACAGTAGAAATTCCTGAGGTGAGGCCCGTCTCGCTACCCCTGGCGAGGCGGGCTCCCCTCTTTTCTCTCACTTAAAAAAAATTTTGCCTTATGGCTTCCCAAAAAAAGAAAATCGAATTTACCGCCTCTCCTACCGGCCGCATGGGCCTCGCTTATCACACCGGTGATGTAGTGAGCCTCCCTGCACGTTTGGCCGATGAGGCCTGCAAACTAAACCTGGCCCGCCCTGCTAAGCAGAGCGAAAAGGAAACGCAAGAGTAAAGCCGCGATGCTTCGCGGCTAACCGCTACCCCCGCATGATCACGAAGACCACCACATCCCCCACCTACCGCGTCCTGGCGCTCGACACGCTGAAGGAGCATCTGAAGCTGGACACTTCCGATACCTCGGAAGACACCCTCCTGCAGAGCTACCTCGAAGCCGCGGAGCAGCAGGCGCAGGGCTATGTAAGTGGCTATTTGATGCCCCATACCATTGAGGTCTACCTGGAAGGCTGGGCGCTCAACTTCATCCTCTACGGCATTACGCCGCTCCAGGCGGTTGACAAGCTGGAATACTTTGCCAATGGCAACTGGCAGGAGCTGGGCACGGAGCACTACTCCGTATTTACCCCCGGCCCCGCGCCCCGCATCCGCATCACCGGCGATCAGCCCAGCCACGGCGACCGGCCCTATCCCATCCGCATCACCGCGCAGGTGGGCTATAGCCTTAGCACCGACAGCGAGACCGCCCAGCGCCAGGCGCTAGATGGCCGCATCCAGAGCGCTGTGCTGCTCCAGGCCGCCCGGCTGTACGAGACGCGCGAAGATGCCAACATGAAAACCGGCATGATCACCGCCGCGGAGCGCTTGCTCAGTGGCTTAAGAAGCTCATTTGCATGAAAGTATCGGTAGGACAGATGGACCGCAAAGTGGACCTGCAGTACCGCAGCCGCACCCGCCTGCCGGGCGGTTCCGTGGATGAGAGCTGGAGCACGCTTACTACCGTATGGGCCCACCTGTACGAGCAGGAGGGCGAGCGCAGCATCGAAGGCCCGGAAGGCCGCCGCACGCGCACCATCACCCTCATCACCCGCTGGCGCGACCTCTCGCCCCTGGCCTACCGGCTTAAGCTGGAAGGCGACATTTACGAGGTCCTTACCTGGCACGAAGCGAAGCTGGACGGCCGCTTTAGCCGCCGCCGCTTTTTACAGATAGAAGCAAAACACATCGAACACTCATAAATACCCAAAAACATGGCAGAAGACGTATTAGGAGGCAACTTCAAAAAAATAGACCCGGGCAGCACCGGCACGATCTCGGATGGCTACTACGCCCTGAAGGTGCTAGGCCCCGCAGGCAGCAGCGCTACCCTGAGCATCACTACTACCGATGCCAACTCCGACGACCTCTCCGGCTGGGAACTGGCTGCCGGCTCTACCGTAGAGTGCCGCAGCGGGATAGATAGCGTGCAAAAAACAGCTGGCGATGCCGGCGTAATCGCCTACGTAAAATGATAGGCCTAGGCATGAGCATACCGCAAGGCGGCGGCGGCAGCGCTATGATGCTGCCGCCCGTCACCGCGG